GCCTCAACCGCATGTGGTCCCGTCGAACGAAGTTCGATTACTACTGGCCCGCCCTCGCCATGATCGGCGAGCAAGCCGTTCTCAATAAGGAAATTTATGCCCAAGGTACCGCCAACCCCACGGCGGATGCCGCCGCTTGGGGCTATCAGGAGCGTTTTGCTGAGTATCGGTATAAGCCCTCTGTTATTACTGGCGCTCTACGCAGTAATGCTGCCACCCCTCTTGACACTTGGCATCTGGCTCAGAACTTCACGGCGGCTCCGGCATTGAACGCTGCCTTTATTGAGGACAATCCTCCTATCGACCGCGTCATTGCGGTGCCCTCGGAACCGCACTTTATCTTTGACAGCTTCTTCAAGCTGAGGTGCGCCCGGCCCATGCCAGTCTATGGCGTGCCCGGCCTCATCGATCATTTCTAGCCATGATCGAATCTCTTATCGGTGCCGGCATCAGTGCCGGCGGAAACATCCTCGGCGGTCTGATCAGTTCTGGCGGTGCACAAGCCGCCAACAATGCAACCGCCGCTTACAACGCAATGGAAGCCCAGAAAAACCGGGACTTCCAAGAGCGTATGGCCAACACCGCCTACCAGCGCGCTATGGGCGATATGCGCGCGGCTGGTCTTAATCCAATCCTCGCCTACTCTCAGGGCGGGGCTTCAACACCCTCCGGCTCGGCCGCTTCGGCCAAGTTCGAAAACGAAATGGAGGGGCTGGGCCACGGCGTCTCGAGCGCCGGCGGCCTCGCTCGCAACGTCGCGGATCTGGAGCAGGTCCGCGCAACTACCGCCAACACACAATCGCAGGAAGCTGTTAATAAGGAGACAGCAGTTCTGACGAAAGCTAATACGGCCAAGGCCGTCCAGGACACCATCACTTCCGCGGCTAACGCGGAGAAGGCCAAGGCGGAAGCCGCCTTGACTACCGAGGAGCTGGGCAGTCCAGCTGCTCGCCGCGTCCTCTACGGCTCTCAATCTGCTTCTGCCGGCGCTCAAGCTCGGCTCACTACACGGCAGGCTGAGGACGCTGAAAAATGGGGAACCTCGGACGCAGGTACCACCTTCGGTGGTCTTGAACGTTTTGCCCGCCGCACGCTCGATGCTCTCGGTCGTGCCGGCACGGCTCACGATAAGGAACGCGCGTCAAGCGCAAAACAGCGGGCCGATGAATCGGCCCGTCAGCCCAAGCCTAAGACACTTCGTGAAATCAATCCCGGATGGTTCAAATGAGCTACCAGCGCAAAAAGTACGGTTTCTATCGCCCCCATACTCACCATGGGTTTGACAACTGCGATCCCAACACCGGCGAGATTTTGCCGTCGATGACTAAGCAGTCCGAAATGGATGCCTGCGACATCCACAACGTGCTGAAGCAATTCAGCCCTGCCGGCCTGCAACAGCTCATCGCCGAAAATCAGGCGCGCGGCCAATATGCCGACGTGCCCGAAAGCGTCGACTACCAGGAGGCGCTCAACACTGTGATCGCCGCTGAGACGGCGTTCTCCAGCCTCCCGGCCAAGGTCCGCGAGCGGTTCTACAACGATCCCGCTCGATTCCTGCAGTTCATGGGAAACCCCGACAACGTCGAGGAAATGATCGCTCTCGGCCTCGCCGACGATAAACGGGCTCCTGAGCCCGCTACGCCTCCAACGGGGGGTGCAGGGGGGTCACCCCCTGCGGGAGGCGCGTAAGCGCCGTAGCCTCAAAAAAAGGGCCCTGCGGGGCCCTTTTCCTTGCCGAGCAATCGGCATCTCAACCCGCGACGCGTCGCGGTAGGCCGCCCTGGGGCGGCCGTCAGCACATTGTACGTCTTGATGTAAATGTGCTGAGTGACACCACACCACTAATGTGGTTCACTCTCTATGGACAACATATGTCCACAACCTGACCGGAGGTCTCCAAGTGAAACGTTCCAAAATCCCGCAGAAGGCTTCTCAGAAGCTCTTCACACGTACCGCGCAAAAGGTGCATCCCAAGAACACCATGATGCCCATGCGCGGTGGCATCCGAGCCTAATGGGCTGCGATGTCCCCCTAACCGCTTATCGCTCGCAGGAGTTCAATCCTGCGAGCGGTAGGTATCTATTGACATTCAATTCAAAAAACTCACTCAGCGGCACACCTATCAAGCTACCGTGTGGCCGCTGCAAAGGTTGCAAGCTCGAAAAATCCCGCCAGTGGGCGGTACGCTGCAACCACGAAGCCCAAATGCATCCTGCAAATTGCTTCGTAACTCTCACCTATGACCGGGCCAACCTGCCCGTCGACTACTCGGTACATCCCCGAGAAATGCAGCTCTTTATGAAGAAGCTGCGCAAACATACTGCTCCCACACAAATCCGCTTCTATCTCGGCGCCGAATATGGCGACGAAAACCTTCGCCCCCACTATCATCTACTCATATTCAACTACGACTTTAACGATAAAATCTTTTATGAAACTACACCTCGGGGCGATACTCTTTACACCTCCGCTACTCTTAGCAAACTGTGGGGCAAGGGCCTCGCTACAGTCGGGGCCCTCACCTTCCATTCAGCGGGTTACACCGCTCGATATTCTACCAAGAAGATCACTGGCCCTATGGCCAGTGACTTCTATCTCCGTATGCATCCAGATCACGGCTTTATTTGCCGTGTCCGTCCGGAATTCTCTCTCATGTCGCGCCGTCCCGGTATCGGGGCTTCATGGCTCGCGAAATACAAACCGGACGTCTATCCGTCCGACGAAGTTATAAGCAACGGCCGACGAGCTCGGCCGCCTCGCTTCTACGATCAACAACTAACTGAGGAGGAGCTACGCCCAATTGCCCTTCAACGTCAGATTGAGGGCAAGAAACACTCACAACCTGATACCTACAACAACTACCTCGGCCGCACTGAAACGCGCGCCGGTAAAATGCAATCACTTAAAAGGAAAATCTAATGGCACTCCAACTCGCCTATACGCTCTATGACCTGAAGGCTCTGACTTACAGCCCGCCTTTTTTCACAGCCAATGATGCACTCGCCAAGCGCATGCTCTCTGAGATTGTCACCGATACCAATACCACCGTCGGTCGCCATCCGTCTGACTACAAGCTCTACAAGGTCGGCATGTTCGACGACCAGACCGGCATCTTCGACCGGCTCTCCATCATGGAGCACGTCTGCGATGCAATCTCGCTGCTCCCCGCGCGACAGCCGTCTCTGCTGGACGGCATGAAGTGGCGCGACATTCCCGGAACCGGCTTGCAGGCCACCAATGGTGAGGCTAAGTAAATGGCCTCCATCCCTTCTGTAATGTCCCACGAATTCAGCCGTGTTCCTCAGGCTGAAATCCCGCGATCATCATTCGATCGCTCACACGGCCTAAAGACGGCCTTCGACGCCGGCTACCTCGTTCCGATCTTCGTGGATGAGGCGCTTCCCGGCGACACCTTCTCGCTCAACATGACGGGCTTCGCCCGTCTGGCGACGCCTCTGCATCCGTTCATGGACAATGTCTTCATGAACACGTTCTTTTTTTTCGTGCCTAACCGCCTGCTCTGGACCAACTGGCAAAAGCAGATGGGTGAACAGGACAACCCCGGTGACAGCGTTGACTTCATCACACCGCAAATCGTGTCCACTGCGGTCACGGGCTACGCTGAAAACAGCATCTTCGATTACTTTGGGCTACCTACTAAGGTGCCCGGGCTGTCTCACTCTGCTCTGCCGCTCAGAGCTTACAATCTCATCTACAATACGTGGTTTCGAGATCAGAACCTTCAGAACTCCATCACCGTCAACAAGGGTGACGGTCCCGATCTGCCAACGGACTACGCCCTCAAGCGTCGCGGCAAACGCCACGACTATTTTACCAGCTCGCTCCCGTGGCCCCAGAAGGGAACCGCCGTCAGCATCCCGCTCGGCACCGAAGCTCCTGTAAAGGGCATCGCCATTTCGAACTCGGCCAGCGGCATGGGCACCGTCACCAACCTTCGGGAAACCGGCACCGTTGGTAACATCAACTATACCTTCGGCGTCGGCACCAGCTCGACGCCTGGCACTGTTATCCGTGTCGCAAGCGCCGGTCCCAGCGCCTATCCCAACGTTGTGGCTGATCTTACGTCTGCAACCGCCGCAACGATCAACCAGCTGCGGCAAGCCTTCCAAATCCAAAAGCTCTATGAAAGGGACGCCCGTGGCGGTACACGCTACACGGAAATCATAAGGGCTCACTTCAATGTCGTCTCACCGGACGCCCGCTTGCAACGACCGGAATACCTCGGCGGGGGCCAAAGCCCCGTCAATCTGCATGCCGTCCCGCAGACTTCAGCC